TTATGGCGGCGGTGGTACAGCGCCAACCATTACCGCGAGTAATTGGCATTGCGCATCGCTTAATGGCATAACGTATTTTTTTCAATCTGCTCATGATCCATTAATTTACGATCCAGCGGTTAGCACAACAACCTATCGTCGAGTAAGCGAAAAGACAGGTTACGCGGGCACTGTTCCGCAAGGTAATATCTGTATATCAGCTTATGGTCGCTTATGGATTGCTGGCAGCGCGACAGATAAAACAACGCTCACATTTTCTGACTTGATTGCTGGCCACATTTACACAGGCGGCACATCCGGCACGTTGAATGTTAATAATGTGTGGGCAAATGGTGCTGATGAAATTACTGGCCTAGCAGCGCACAATGGTTTCCTATTTATCTTTGGTAAGCGCCAGATTTTAGTTTATCAAGGCGCGACAACACCTAGCACAATGTCGCTATATGACACCGTAGTGGGTATCGGTTGCCAATGGCGCGATTCGATTCAAAGTACGAATACCGATGTGGTGTTTTTGTCCAATTCGGGTGTGCGCTCGGTGCTTAGGACTATCCAAGAAAAGTCTGCTCCGTTTCGTGACTTGAGCAAAAATGTTCGTAATGATTTAATGCAGTTGGTTGCAGGTGAAACGCCAGCGAATATTAAAGCAGTCTATTCCGAAGTTGATGCGTTTTATTTGCTGACATTCCCAACGGCTGGGCAAGCCTACGTATTTGATACGCGCAATGTTATGCAGGATGGTTCATCCAGGGTAACTACTTGGACGCATATTGAGCCTACGTCTATGTACGCATTGCGCAATGGCGATTTGCTTGTCGGAAAAAATGGTTACATAGGTAAATATACAGGGTATCTCGATGATACCGATACATACCGAATGTTGTATTACACCAATCACGCTGATTTGGGTGATATAACAGTAACCTCAATAATTAAACGTGTATCCATTGTTGTTATTGGTGGTTCAGATCAAGCGGTGACGATTAAATGGGGTTACGATTTTTCTGAAAACTATTTATCTGAAAATGTCACTATCCCAACTCAAAGCATTTCTGAGTATGGTATTGCTGAATATGGCGCTAATGGTGTACCTGTTGCGCAGTATGCTGGTGGTATTGTGATCCAGACTTTAACCTCACAAGCTACTGGTTCAGGCAAAGTAGTTCAAACAGGTTACGAAGCAGAAATGAATGGTTTTGAACTATCTATTCAAAAGATTGAAATTTTGGCCAAGCGTGGCCGTATAAGTTAAGGGGCGGCACATGTCTGACTACACTAAATCGACCGACTTTGCATCTAAGGATTCGTTGCCGTCTGGCGACTCAGCTAAGATTGTTAAAGGTACGGAGATTGATACAGAGTTTAATAATATCGCGATAGCAGTTGCTACTAAAGCTAATTCAGCTAGTCCATCGTTTAGCGGGACGGCTGCATTTGCAACAATTACCGCTACAAGTGCAACAATATCGGGCGGTTCAATAACAGGAATTACCGATTTAGCTGTTGCTGACGGTGGTACAGGAGCATCAACAGCGGCTAATGCTAGAGCAAATTTAGGTACTGTTGCTGATGCAGCGGCTAATGGTATTGCTGCCAGAACAGCAGCCAATACATTGACAGCAAGAACGATTACCGCTGGCACAAGCATTAGCGTAACAAATGGCGATGGTGCATCAGGCAACCCTACCATAGGTGTATCAAGTGCCGGCATATCAGCTACTCAGTTAGCATCTAATGCGGTTGAAACCGCAAAAATTAAAGATGCAAATGTTACCGCTGCAAAACTAAGTGGCGCTCAATCAGGTTCAGCGCCTATTTATGGCATTCGTGCTTGGGCTAGTTTTGGATATATTAGTTCAGCACTAGTTGTTAATGCTGATGGAAATATAGATACAATTACAAGAACAGCAATTGGTCGGTATACAGTTACGTTTTCAACTGCAATGCCAAATGAAAATTATGCTGTTGTTGGTTCATCTCATGCAAGTTCTGGTGCTGATGCTGCTGGTGGTCATACATTCGGTATATACGGAAAAACAACTACTGGTTTTAATATAAATATCACTGATCCAACAAGTAATAACTACTCAGACCCGTATGAATGTGGTTTTACTATAGTTTGTTAACAAAATTTTCTATGACAGAAATCGAACAACAACTTGAGAATTTGGGTGGTGATATTACTCACCACTTTTCTGATGGCTTGTACGCCAAGGAGACGTTTGTTCCTGCTGGCACGGCTATCATGAAGCATACCCATGACTTTAGTCATTTATCTATTTTGGCTAAAGGTCGGGTTGCAGTTATGAAGGGTGAGCAGATTAGTATTATTGACGCGCCAGCCTGTATTGAGATTAAAGCACATGTGATTCACGGCATTAAAGCCATGAGTGATTGCGTTTGGTTTTGTATCCATGCGACGGATGAAAAAGACCCGTCTAAGGTGGATCACGTTTTAGTTAGAGGGGATTGATATGTCGTTTTTTGATTTTCTTGGTGCAGTTGTAGGCGGCGAAGCTACTAAATCTGCCGCAGAAACCTCTGCTAAAGCGCAAACTAAAGCTGCACAAATAGCCGCTGAAGAAGCTCGATTCCGTCCTATTGGAATGACAACCCGTTTTGGGTCTAGTCAATTTACAATGGATCCGAAAACTGGCCGCTTATCTGCCGCTGGCTATACAGTCAGTCCTGAGCTAAAAGCCTATCAAGATCGCTTAATGGCACTTAGTGGTGGCGCATTAACTGATGCTGAAGCTGCTAGGCAACAATATGCTCCATTAACTGGCGCAGCATCTAGCCTGTTTAATTTGGGTGAGCAATACTTGGCGCAATCTCCCGAGGCAGTTGCAGCGCAATATATGCAACGCCAACAGGATTTATTGGCTCCTAGTCGTGAGCGTCAATATGCGCAACTGCAAAACCAACTATTCCAAACTGGTCGCGGTGGTTTGGCTGTAGGCGCTACCGGCGCACGACCTGGTGGTGGCGCTGGTTTGGGTGCAACGACGCCAGAGACTGAGGCTTATTACAACGCATTGGCTCAACAAGATGCCGCATTGGCTGCCCAAGCACAACAAGCAGGTCAACAACAATTGGCATTTGGTACTGGTTTGTTTGGCCAAGGCGCTGGAATGCTTGGCCAGTATCAACAAGGTCAGATTGGTGCTTTATCACCATTTACGACGTACCTTGGCGGCGTCGGTACGTTGGAAGAATTTGGACAGCAGCCATTTAGTTTGGGCGTTAATCTTGGTGGTAGAAATGTTAATCCAACAGGTGCTCAAGCGCTACTACAAGGTGGATTAAGTTCTGCTCTTACTATGCAACGGGCTAATCAATATAGTCCTTGGGCAACTGCACTACAAGGTGCTTCTGATAACCCATACGTTCAACAAGGCGTGAAAAGTCTTTTTGGTAGTTTTGGTAGCCCACAAAATACTGCCCCAATTGAAGAACGTAGTTACGGTTACGGTATGGGCGGCAGTGCGGATACTGGCGCTGGTTACAATTGGGCAAGTTAAGGGGTTATTATGGCAAGCGAAATCTTAGGTCTGTTTACATCTCCAGAAGACTATCAAATGCGGCAGCAACAAGCAGCGCAGAATCGAGCGCTTCAGTTTGCCCAACTTGATCCGTTTGAAAGAGCAAATTACGGCATTTATAAAGGTGCTGGCCAATTAGCTGGAGCTGCCGCTCGTTTATTTGGTGTAGAAGACCCTCAGTTAAAATTAATATCGCAACGGCAGGCGTTGTCTCAGGAAATTGATCCGTCTGATCCTGAGTCTATATTGCGCGTTGCTCGAAAAGCGGTTCAATTAAATGACCAGCCTTTCGCATTGACGCTATCTGATTACGCTCGTAAAGCGCAAGTAGATATTGCTACCGCACAACAAAAAATGCGTGAAGGAAAAGCAGCTGCAATACCTAAAGAAGCGCGATTAGCTCAAATGCGTGCTGATCTTTTAGACCGCAAAGGGCAACTAGAACAAATGCCCGATTCGCCTGAAAAAACGCGTGCTTTGGCTATGATTGAAAATACGCTTGCGTCATTACCAGTTGCTGAAGGCGCTAAACCCGTAGAAAAACTTGCTATAAATACGGAAATAGCTAAGTTAAGAACAGCTTTGCGCGCTCTTCCTCCAGGTCCATCTCCACAAAGAAATGATATACAGGCTCAAATTGATTATTTGAGCGGCGCTAAAGAAGAGAAAGCAAACATTAAAGAAATTGGTGTTGCTGTCGGATCAAATGTGCCGGTATATTTGGATGTAAATAATGACAAGCAATTTATATACACAAAGGATGCCAACGGTAATCAAGTACGTCAACCATACTTTGATGGCGTAGACCGTACTACAGCTAGAACTAACTTATCGGTTAATCAAAAAGGTGAAACGGCTTTTGCAGAAAAATTAGGTGCATTGGATGCTAAAGATGTAGCCGATGCGCGCGCTAATAGAGATAGTTCTATAGCTGCCCTTAATACGTTAAACGAGCTATCTAGATTAAATGACCAAGGGCTTATCAGTGGGTCTTATGCTACTGGCCGCGTAGGCGCTGCTAACTTGCTTAATACATTAGGACTCATAAGTC